TTAAAATTTGGCTTCTAAGACTTGAGTTGGAATTTTATTTTTCCATAAGTCACGAAGAACGGGTAAATAGAACTTTTCACCCAGTTCAACCAATTCTGCATCGATCAATGCATGAATCTCATGCATAAATAAATAATCAAGTTCAACTGTTTTCAACTGTTGCTGTGCTTTTGCAAAGTCTTTGCGCTTTTGTTGTGCACGTTTCACTAGAGCATCTGCAAAATCTTTATCTTTAAACTGTTTGATCGCGTTTAAGCGTAATTCAATCACGCCCCAACCACTCAACAACAGTTTGAAAAGTTCAAAGTCAGTCGTGGTTGATTCCCATGTCATTTCTTCAAGATTTTCATTTTCAGGTAGTACAGGAAGCAATAACTCCATAACACTTGGGAAAATCTTTTTGAAATTTAAAACAAATTTAACTGGATGTTCACCCGGATAATCGTTAAATTGCACGTTTTTCTGAACATCTGTCAAATAAATATCAAGCATGGTAACTCATCAGCAGTTTATCTTTAGTCGACCATTGTACCGACTTCGCCCAAAGATAAAAACCGCTGATTTTCATTTGCTCTTTAGTTGAGCATCTGGGTCAAGGGCTATTTTACATTTGGGGAAATCATTTGCTCTGGACGTACCACTTCATCAAACTGCTCAGCAGTGACCAAGTTCAACTCCACAGCCACTTGTTTTAGGGTTTTGCCTTCTTTATACGCTGTTTTGGCAACTTTCGCTGCATTTTCATAGCCAATCACTGGGTTTAAAGCCGTAACTAACATCAATGAGTCATGTAAGAAGTGGTCAATTTTTTCGCGGTTTGGCTCAATACCCACTGCACAGTGATCATTAAAGCTATTACATGCGTCACCCAAAAGCTGAATCGACTGCAACAAATTAAACGCAATCACTGGCATGAATACATTCAACTCAAAGTTACCCGATGCACCCGCAACATTAATCGTGGTGTCATTGCCTAAGACTTGAGCCACCACCATGGTCATCGCTTCACTTTGAGTCGGGTTCACTTTCCCCGGCATAATACTTGAGCCTGGCTCATTTTCAGGAATACGTAACTCGCCAAAACCACAACGTGGACCACTTGCCAACCAGCGAATGTCATTGGCTATTTTGTTCAAGCTTACCGCAAGCGTTTTTAATGCGCCTGAAGCAAACACTGCTGCATCACGCCCAGCCAATGCTTCAAATTTATTTGGTGCAGTCACAAAAGGCAGTCCTGTCAACTGTGCCAGTTGCTCCGCTGATTTTTCTGCATAATCAGGATGAGCATTCAATCCTGTACCTACAGCGGTTCCACCTAAAGGCAGCTCATACAAGCCTGAAAGTGCTTGTTGTAAACGCTTTAAGCCGTGATCGAGCTGAGAAACATACCCGCTAAATTCTTGGCCTAAGGTTAAGGGTGTCGCATCTTGTAAATGAGTTCGGCCAATTTTGACGATGTCAGCAAATGCTTGAGACTTTGCCTCTAAAGTATCTCGAAGCTGTGTCACCGCAGGAATCAGTAATTCATTGATCTGAATACTTGCTGCGACATGAATCGCCGTTGGGAAGGAGTCATTGGTCGACTGAGCACGGTTCACGTGATCGTTCGGGTGTACAGGTTTTTGTGCACCTAAGGGATTGCCAAGTTTCTGATTGGCGATATTGGCAATCACTTCATTACAGTTCATGTTGCTTTGTGTGCCTGAACCAGTTTGCCATACCACCAAAGGAAACTGACTATCCCACTGCCCTGCAATCACTTCATCCGCAGCACCGACGATGTATTGCGCCAATTCTTGTGGAATTTGGTTGAGCTCAGCATTGGTCAATGCTGCTGCTTTTTTCACTAAGCCCATGGCACGAATCATTGGACGTGGTAGACGTTCACTACCAATTTTAAAGTTTTGCAAACTACGCTGAGTTTGAGCACCCCAAAGTGCTTCACTCGGTACTTCAACTTCGCCCATCGTGTCATGTTCAATACGTGTTTGCATTTTAACCTCTTCCTTTTTAAGTGAATTGCAAAATGATTATTTTGCGCTTGTTTTCCTTATCTTAATGATTAAGCAAAAATATGTAAATGATAATTGTTATCATTAAATTAATTAACGACCATCTAGACTTTGTCGGTAGAAACGCCATCCATCTTCAAGGGTTTGTTCTAAACTGCGCTTCGCTTGCCAGTGTAAAACGTTTTTCGCTTTACTACACTCGGCTGCGACCTGATCTAATTCCACGATGTTCGAATCCTTCACATCGACTGTAGCAATATCACTTTGCGTCACATTTTCAACTTTTTCAACCAACTGCTGTATCGACACACTTTGACCTGCAATATTAAAAGCATCACAAGCAAACTGTTGAGTACTTAACCATTGTAACGAAGCAGCAATCGCATCACAGGCATCGAGTATATGTAAAAAACTACGCTCTACGGTATGATCTGTGGTTTGTGCACTTTTTCTAAGTTCAATATGATCACGCTGTTTTGCAGCGACTTGCATCAACAGTGGAATAATATTTTTCGGTAAAGGCGGGAACAGTTCTCCGAGCATCGCATTTTCAAATGCACCAGCAACATTGCCCATTCTTAAAATTGCAATTTTCCATTCATTATCCGTTTTTGCTGTATCTCGAATAATTTCTTCGACCATTTGCTGCGATTTGATATACGGGTTTGGATAGCCGTAATTCAGTTCTAAATCTTCTTCTAAATGTAGGCTGGATTCACCATAGACCGCAAGACTTGAAAGATGAACCAAAGTTCGGACACCTGTGCGCTGCATGGCACGCAGTAAACTCATGATACAACTGACATTATCGTTATAGTATTCCAAAGGCTTCAGTACAGATTCTTCAAGCGATTTAAAACTTGCAGCATGCACCACCGCATCGATGGAATACTGCTCAAAAACTTTGTTTAAAGCAGGCGTATTTCGTATATCAATTTTGACAAAAGGCAAGTACATGCCACTAATAAATTCTAATCGTTCAAGAGTTTGTAAGTTCGCATTGGATAAATTGTCTACAATAATGACCTCTTGCCCATGCGCCATAAAGCTCAAAGCAATATGAGAGCCTATAAAGCCTAAACCACCAGTCACTAAAATCATTGTATAGATACTCCTTATAATAATCAGAAAGTTGCATCTCATTGGTGTATTTTTGGTGTTACAAATGAGTTATCCACAGATATTAAACGCAAAAACCGACTCAAAATTCTCTTGAGTCGGTCAATCTGCAAGAGCACTATACCACCATATTATAGGTTCGGAATATTGCATGTGTTACAGTTATACCTATGTACTGTATATTGTTTATGAAAAGAAAAAGATTATTGAATAAATTATGAAGTTTGTGCTTTGAGGGGTATGCAATGGCCTACATCACAAAAGATGGCAAGTGGCTTGCCTATAGAGATGCAACACAAGAAATACTGGAATACGATGACTTTTCAGATATCCAACAAGTTTATCAACCTGAATGGTTTTGGGTCGATGATAAGGACGATGCCAAAGTATTTCATGCTGAAAGTATTGCAAGTTCATTTTTAGTGCGTCGACGTGGGGAGTTTTGGAAAGGTGCTAAGGTTGTTAGAAAATAAATGACTGCTTCTTTATTTCGATGTTATCAATTCTAGGTCTTTAAAAAGATTAATTAATGAGCGATATTAATCATTCATTTTATATTAAAAGGTTTAAAAACGAGAATGAAAATAGAATCAGATTTAAGTGGTTTAAAGAAATTAACTAATAATGCTAAAGCTTTACAGGGTTCTGGTGGTGTTTCTCTAACTGAGATTTTGAATGATTCATTTATACAGAGCAATACCCCCTTTAATGACTTAAATGAATTGTTTGAAAAAGGCGGTTTCAAATTTGAAACGCTTGAGGAATTTGAGGCTATTCCTGACGAAGAATTAAATACATTCATTGCTAGTATATCTGAATATTCAACATTCCAAGACATGATCGGGGCTGCAGGAGCGGCCTTAATAAGAAGTCGACTTTTTAAAGGATTGTAATAAGAGCCCTCACTTAGAGGGCTTTTTATCAACTATCGAAATTACTGCTGAGTGGCGCTGTTGGCAATCTACATACTTGCGGCGATCATCGATCATAATCGGCAGAATGTCTTTTCCCTGCCCCGATTCAAGTGTTTGCAAATCAGGGCATCGCGCTTTCAGGTTCGGCGGTATTACCAGCGGCATTGACTGCTGACACCCCAGCAGCATCGAAACAAGTGTTGAGATAAACAGGACGCTCAATGATCTTTTGCACTTCACGTGTAATCGTTTCTGTTTTGACTCGTTCGGTTTCTTTGGTTTGTTCATAGTCCTCACCTGCTTTCTGTGCTCGTTCTTGTGCTTTCTGCTCTGCGTCCTTATAAGGCTTCACGGCCTTATCGACTTCTTGCTGCACCTTAGTTTTGCAATCAGCCTTAGCCTTGTTCAAATCACCAGCCAGTGAATTGGATTGCCATGTTTGAAAGAATCCATAGATCAAAAGCACAATGATTAAAGTCCAGCGCTTGTTATTCCAAATCAGTAAAAGTAAGGGCATCTAGTTTTCTCCCATGCATTTGTCATAGCGCGCTTGCTGTCGTGTCCAAACGCCATAGCAGTTATTTGAACGGATTGAACAATCGCGCTTTGCTGCATACTTCCACTTCAATAACGACTTACAGGCTTGCACATAGTTGCGTGATTTCAAGTTACGAAGCATGGAAGACTGCGACCATGCGCCAGTGCCAAACTGGTATGTGAAGTCCATATATAAGTCATACTCAGCTTGAGAAAGCGGAATACCAACAAGCGTTTTGTTGAAAATCTTGGCGTCCTTGTTCATGTGGAATTGTAGATATTCAGCTGCTTGTTTCTTGGTAATTGGCGGATCAGTGATTTTGACAGTTTTGCCGTTTGGATAGACCGTTGTCCCAGTTCCGATGGTTGCTACTTTGACACTATCGTAATAAGGCTTGAGTACAGTCCCTTCACGGCTTTGTGTCCACGCCACACCGCCCAAACTAATCACGGTTGCCATGGTTACAGCTATCTTGGTTTTATTCGACATTGCATTCACCATTCGCTTTTCGTAGCGCAATTTGATGGAGTTGATCTGCACGCTTATTTTCTTGGCGCTTGTAGTACCAGGTAACTAAAAAACTCATGAAGCTGACCAATAGACCAATAAGGGCTATTGCCAAACCAAAGGCGGTAACAGGGTCTAATCCCAAAAACTTCCCCGATAACCCCGCTATTGATCCCCCAACTGTCGCTTTGGTTGAAATCGACGTAACTCCCGCACTCGCTTCGGCAATTGCTTGCCCTGTTGTTTCAGACATTTCGCCCCCTAATTTTTGGTAATAAAAAACCCCTGATCTAATTAAAGGTCAGGGGTAATAGAAGTTTGTTGAGTGTTAAGTGAATATCTTTCTTGTGCTTACTGAGAAATCACCTAATTCAAGTGCTACGGGGTTTGAAATTGCCGCACCATAATAAAGTTTATTGTAGCTCCCTGTGACTTTTCGTACTGTCGGAGCACCATAGACATTGTTTTCTTCATTGAAAATTGTCGTCTGAGTATAGATGCGCTTGCTTGTTGTAGAGTCTTCTTGAACAACAGTGTTAGAGCGATTTAAATATTTAAACCCATCCGCTTCTAATGATAAGTTCACGAAATTAGGTGAAATTACTTTTGTGAATGATTCGGGAGTTGTATGCATTGCAGTATAGAATGTCTTACTACTTACTTTATTAATAAATGTATTATCAAACTGATACCCTCCATTTTGATTGAAGATATGGCTATTTACATTTTTCAGAATTTTTCCTGAACCCCAATCAATAGTTGTTTCTTGGCGAATTTCCAGATTGCTAAAAACACGAATAGCTGCAAGAGGATCGCCATAGACACCATCAATATTAAATATTTGCTTCTGTAAGGTTTCACCACCATGTAGAGAGCCACCCAGTAGACCTGTAGTTTCTTCGACGATCGCATAATCACTTGCACCTTCAGATGAAGTATATAATTGATTGTTATGCCAAAAAACAAGGCCATCAGCAGCAGAGGTAAACTCACCATCTGTAATAGACGAATAGTTGCATCCAAAAACACTTACTGAACCAAGAGCTTTCCGAACAACTTTTATTGTATGAAAGCCCGGAGCGGCTTTAAGTGCATGTCTATAAATTGCAGCAGTTGCAGCAGTAAGAGAGATTGTTTCTTTCAGTACATCATCAATATAAAGCTCAACTTGACCGCTTGAACCCGCAGTACATAGGAATTGCAGATTGGCTTTTCCCGCACTATCAAATTGTGCGTTAAATGAAATAAATTCATTAAGCGCTACGCCTTGCACAGCATAATATTTGTGAAGATCAACATTCGGAGTGACTGAATGCGATAATCGTTCTGTATAGCCAGATGGAGTATATTCAACTTCGGCCCAATGAGTTGGATCGCTAACAGCACTATTCGCATGTTTCCCTACCCATGCCGGCCCGCCATCATAAATTGATGTCACTCGCAGAAACTCCGCAGCTCCACCCAATGATCCTGTAGAAGTAAGTACACCGCGTCTTAACTCAAACAATAAGTGATTATTTGGGCTTCCTGCTTTAGAAACAACAATCCAATAACGAGAACCAACTGTAGAGCCATCAGTAATAGTATATTGAGCACGACGAACCATGGCTTTTTTTGAATTGCCAAAATTTGGTAAAAACAAATCTGGAATGAGTTTTTTTTGCGCTATATCTTTTGTTATTTCTAATGTAGCCATGCTTTCAATACTGTTTTCGAAAGTTTCATTTTTTGATTTTTGAGTATCATTAAATTGTTCTTGGTTTCCACCATCATATGCAATAAATGCAGCATCCCAATTTTTATCAGAATTCAGATTAGATAGTCGTTGAAAGAAATCTTCATTCAACTCTAAAAGCTGATCTAGTGTTAAACCTTGTAACTCAATCTGTTCGAGGATTATTTTTTTTAATAGTTCTCGATTACTATTCAATTCCTGCATCACTAGCCAAATCTTGTCTAAGTCAAAATTCAGCGAATTGGGATTAAGTGAGTTGTCATAAGTTTTAAATGTCGTACTTCTGGCCAACGGAGAATTACGCCAAATTTTAATTAATGAATCTAATAATGGAGGGTATTGAAAAACGACATTCCCATCACTAAAAGACCAATCACCAACATTTGTTGGTAAATCATTTATAGTAACTACCAGATTATCTGCTGAATCGCACACAAAACCCAAAGCAAATGATGTAGTTACACCATTTGCAACGTGTTCGATATATGGCGTTTGTTCTTGGACTGCCATAGTTGCCCCCTAATCGTTAAAATCTAAGGTGGCTTCTGCAACACCACCGTCTGTTCTCCAATTAGGACGCTCATTCACTTCATTAGTTCTGTGTATTTTTCCGACACGTTCAGGTTGATCAGTAATTGCACCCGCTGCTGAGTCTAAGTAGTCATCAGGTTGGCTTGAAACCGCAGGGTTCCATTCCCGCATTTGCTTCGCAACTGCAGAATCTTCTTCGTCACCGTTCACACCAGTCGTAACAAGTACTGATATATGCGCCCATAAAAGCCCAGACATTAATGGACCCTCAAGAGCATCTAGAATTCGTTTATTTTTATTCAATGTTGAAGGCCTTTCTTCGACAGCACAACGCAGCTTTCTCTTCTTCAAAGCTGCCTTGAGTGAAGATCCAGCAAAACCACCGATACCATTGGTTTCAATCACAATTTTAGGAACATAGTATTTTTCAACGAGATCACAAAGTTGCCAAACTTGCCCCCCGACTATTTCACCATCATCATTTGTAATAATATCGGGACCAGTTAAAGCAATTGATCGATGCCAATACTTCGTACCTAAATCGTCATGTAAGAATAAAGCTACAGATGAAATATCAGATTTAAGCTTGCCGCTAGATGGGTCCCATTTCGCCGACATACCCACGATACGACGTTCACCCAACATCATGAGGTATTGACCATTCGCACGTCTCAGCACTGGCTCACAGTCATAGGCAAGGATTTTGTCAGGATCAAGACGAACATCACCAATCGGCTTGGCATGCATCTGATACTGTGAATCCCATTCATTTAGGGTTTTACATTCCTCACGCCGAAATTCCATTTCTTCAGGTGTGAAACGTTCCTCCCAAATCCCCTTTGAATAAAAATCGACAATGTAATTTGATTCTAAAAAGGTTACTTCCCAAGCATTCTTTAATTTTCTACATTCGTAGTTTTCACCCTTTCTTAGATATTTCGCACCTACACCAATGCCTGAGAATGCATGCACTGGTTCAAAGTCGAGTAATACCTTTTGACCTTTGACACTGTCCCCAACACGTTTCTCATGCTCAAACATTTTAAGAATCAGCTTACTAACTTTTCGCTGCTTCTTAATTTTTTCATAAAGCGAATCATGGGTGTGTGGTGTGCCGATCCAAAGCCGTTTTGCACCAGGAATAGCAATGTGCGTTTGTTCAGATAGCTTTTTAGGTAGCTTCTCTCTTTGCTCAGGGTTTGCCGTGGTCTGTGGTGTCTCAACGTCATCGTTTTGGATGAAGTGCGCACGATGTCCTGTAACACCCGACAAGATGCCTTTTGCCAGCATGGTGCCGTAACGAACGTCTGGAGTGCCTTCTACAAACCAACGTTCAACCTCGCCTTGGCGAATAGCAACATTAGGATTCCCAATACATAAAGGATGTCTTTCAAGAACATCACGTGTACCTTTTGAACACTTATAAGCATCTGCATCCGTAGTGCCTTGATGCAAGATTTGAGTGCTAGGCCAGCAGTAAATCACCCACGCATTAAATACGTCCAATATGGACGATTTGGAGTGTCCACGCGGAAGCATGAGCAAGCCTGTACGCCCATTGAGATAAAACTCCTCAAGGAAAATACAGACTTGAATATGAAAAGTGGGTATCTTCCAACCCTGTAGCTCAGCCCAAAGTAGGAAGAACGCTAAAAAGCTGATCTTCGGTTTAGTCATTAGCTCATACGCTGTTTAAGTTTCGCGGCATCAGCTTCTGCTTTTTTAATTAAATTTTGTTCGTGCTTTTCCTGAGTTGCTTTTGTTGCACTAATTGGTGGAATTGCTCCTGATTTAATGTCCAAAATTCGCTGAAGCGTAGCCATGACACCCGCCTGATCCTTAACGATCTTATACATAAACCCCTTATTCCCGCGCTCCTGATTTGAGCCAAGACCAATACCCATTGCCATGACAGCAGTTTTCACCATGTCATCTGCTATTTCCTCTGAAAGCAGTTTAATTCGTTCTACTTGATCATCACGCATAAAAAATCCCCCTATATAAGTGATATATACAGGGGGATAAATTGTGGTTTGTTGGGTAAGTTATTTACTATTAAGTTTTAACATTTTAGTAGCAAATTCCATAGACTCTTTAAACCCTAATAAATTTATCGTTTCGCTAGAGAAACCAGTTGGATTTTTCCATGAATATGTAAGTTTTTTTCCTGCAATTAAGTTTGAGATTAAATGATCTGTACTATTGCCCGGTAACAATGATGGATTGTCAAAGGTTTGAATAGGTGAGTTATCTATTTTATAATTAATTTTATAATCTCTTGATTTTGATCGAGACTCATCTAAATTAAATACTACAGATGTCCCGTTGTCATTAGTTAAAACAGTAAATTTTTTATTTTGAGTTACACAAGAAAATAAGTTAATTCCCATGTAGTCACTATAAAAACAATTTGTAAACCATGAATCTTCTCTAATATTTAGACTGGGAACGTACATAAAAACTACTTGCGCAGTATTGTTAAAAAAATCCCTATCTATTTTATAAGCCTGTACTCCATCTCTCCAAGAATCCTTATATTCGGGTGGAATAAGTATTGTCTCATTTGAAAATGAATATGATGAAATCATTGATGTCAAAACAAATATTAGTAGTTCTTTTTTCACTCTACGACCCTCTCAAAATCAGGTGCTTGAATATCACCTAAATCGTCTCCCCAAAAGCGCGTACGATCTTGTTCACGCTCAGCTTTTCGCAAAAGCTTTTCTCTATAACCGGGTGCAATCATATCTTGCATTTCATCAAAAATCATTCGGTTAGTAGCGGCTTTGGTGTACCAAAGGTTTTGTGCCGGTATTTTGTTTTTAAAAAGTTTGAAAGCTTCATTGGCTGCATTCGTATCCTTACCCTCGTAATACTGAGTGAAGTTACCTACTGTAAGACCAAGCACTGCTTTAGCATCTGAGCCAAAAGGACCAACCATAAAATCAGAAGCGCTACGCCCACTGGTGTCAGTACCCGCCACAAGGATATCGCCAAGTATTGATAAGCCACCGCCTTGCACTGCTGATCGAGTTAAAAAGTTCATTGTCTTCTGCGGATCATCACTATCCCACATCGTTTGTGGGTCATTACCATTTGCTAGTTCTTTAAGTTGGACAACCAAAGCACCTAACAATGTAGTCATAGCAAAAATTGAAATCCCATAGCCTGCCTTACTCATTTTGGTTGGTTGACTCATAGCACGGCTACCATGGCGCATAAGAAATGCTGCTGGGAACGATTTAAACTGCAGCATAGATTTAAAGATTTCGCCTGTAACAGTTCCTTTCTTTTGTCCTGCGCTCATGAACGTTCTTTCACGCAATCCAGCCTCAACAACTGCCATGCCTTGTTCATCCAGTAAGTGTGCTTGAAAGCTTGAAGCCACTTCATCACGCACCCTTTGCGGATCACCAAAGGCCAATAACTTTTCATCAGGTATTTCATAGATAGAGCGTGCAGACATCAACTGATTGCCTTTGCGATCGACAACAGGTTCAGCTAAACGCATAACATCCCAAACGCGCTCACTCAGTCCTGTTTTTTGCATGAGTTCCCTATCTAACTCGCTCAGCTCTGCCCATGCTTTAGATCGGCTCAAACGTCCGTATTTTTCCATGAGCATTTTAGTAAAACCAACTTTTGAAGCGGCTGTAAGTGCATTGAGACCAGACACACGCATAACTTGAGATGCTACGGCGCTCGATACCCGTGCAAGCTTTTGGCTCTTGCCGCTGACAGAAGTTAGACCATCATCCGACCACCGTGCGATTGAACCTAGCATTTCCTCTGTTGCTAAACCTAAGCTATGTGCTAGCTCTCGATCTTCTTTATTTTTAGGGTTTATCTGACTAATTAACTCACCAAAAGTCTTACGCCAAGCAATATTATGAATATTTGCAGTTTTCTTAATCATGGCCTGATCAGTGAAGCTTGATAAAGTTGTACCGCCAAGCATCGATGCCACGTTCATAGATCGATATGCTAAGCCTAAATTAGCAAGTACTTCACTTTCAGGTGTATTCGCACCCATAAACTCATCAAACATCGTCTGTGCGCGTTTACGTGTCTTTCCTGTGGTGCTCGCATCAACACCTTTTAGCCAGTCTTTTTGTTCTGCTGCATCCATCAAAATACGCATGGCATTTTTTGGATTACTGCCTAAATTTTCTACCAAGGCAATATCTTTAGAAAGGCCATTAATATGGGTTTCTACAAGGTCAACCAATGGCAGACCACCATATTTATTTTGATATCTCAACCACGCATCTGCATCCTTAAAATGCAGTACCCGGCTTTCGTTATGCTTAGATGTTACTTTGCTTGAAACACCACCAGCAGATTGACGACCAATTTCCGTTTTATTGGCACCATTGCTTGCAAGTGAGTCATATGAATAATCTAAAAGTGCCTTAATCTCTTCATCAGAATATAAACGGCCGTCTTCATGTACAAACATGCTTCTATCCTGATCAGGAAGAACGTCTTTTAACCACTCTTCTTTACCTGCTTTTACAATCTTGGCAAGATCATGTGTTTGCGGTAATCCAAATTTATCACCTAAATTTCCAATATCTCCACCTGACCGATTAAAACGCTGACGCATATCTTCAAAAACATTACCCATTTTATCACTAATCTTTTTAGCAACTGGATCACCTGTGTTGTCACCAAAACGCTCACGTACGATATTGCCTACTAATTCTTTATCGGTGAATACACCTATTCCACCTTTAATATTGGTGTAAAAATCTACAAGTTCACCGCGATAAATAGCTGCAATGCCGCGTGCTTTTGAGTCGATAGATTGAATACCCGACATGTCACCATGCGGTGCAACCAGACGGTCTACAACTTCACTGGATGACAGTGTTGGGTGATCCAAAGCAGAAAGGTTTTTACTTTGAGTCAGGATGTCACGCGCTGCTATGGCGTGCTTTCGTTTGAGTTGGTCTTGAATATCCTGAGCAACGAACTCACCTGCTTTAGTGAGCTTTTCAGAATCAGATAAATTGCGCCACGCCTGAATGTCTTTGCGCGCTATAGCTTTTTTAGCATCAATGATGCGCTGTTCGATCAATTGTGCTTCTTGTTGGTTTAATGATTCTTTGCCTAAGGCTTTTGCTACGGCTGCTTTGCATTGGTCTTTCATAAAAAATGCCCAGATAATTTTTCACCATCTGAGCATTTTTTAAGGTTTGTTTTGTTGTGTATTATTTTTAAGCTTTAATCTTATTTAATATTTCTTTGAATAACTCTTTAGGCTCAAAAATAGTTTGTTCATAATCGCCATCAAAATATTCATGGATATCATCAAACCGATCTGTTAAGAGTAAACATAACACTTCAAAATCATACTCCCTCTGGGTTAGCACAAGGGCATCAATTCCAAAGCCATTATTGTGGTCCAATCGACTTAAATAACTGCTCACAATAGTTTTCAAGCAACGTTTAGCTGTATCTTTATCGTTTAGATTTAAAACTTCATCAATTGAATTAATGTACAAGAAATCCTCATCTGCTGGGCACAAAGATGTAGGCACAAGCCTAGTCAATACAGGATATGGTCTTTCCTTAATTACCTCTTCATAGCTAGCTTTAGATACCCACTTATCCCAATCAAAATTTAATTCTTTGCTCATATTTACCTTAATTTCTTTTTTAAACATTCACCAAATATACATGAAGTTTTAGCGGATAAAAGTCATATGCAATTGAAAAATAAATCCTACTTACTCTCCAAACTGTAAAGCACAACTAATAGCCGTCTGAGCCGCTAAAGTATCTTGCTGCGCTTGTTTAGCTTCAGCTTCCAATTCATCCAGCCTTTCACGTAAAGTCATAGTGATTTCTTCGGGATTACCGTCAGGATCATAACGGGTCACACTGATATGCTGATCAGGGTTTTGCATGATGATATCAAGTGCCGCTGACTCTTCAGGACCATCACCAAATAATGAGCCTTGACGCGGATCACCAAGTGAATCGATGTGATCAATCTCACCTTGGATATTGTCCGAAATGGCTTTAGAACTGCGTTTATTGGTATCAAACACATTTAAAAACTGTTTCGCTCCATTACTTAGTCCATCATCGATGAGCTGAATTTGGTTTAAATAATCATCTACAGTTTGACCATTGGCCTTTAAGTCACTGAGCTTTTGAGCTGCTTGTGATAAATCCTTTGCCAGTGTGTTGGCATGTCGCCCACCTTGTTTCACCAAAGAACCCAATTGTGCCAACTGGGGAGCCGCACGAAGCAATGCATTTAAAACGGTTTTGCTATCATCGTCGATGTTTTCATATAGTCTCGTAACAAGACTAGAATCATCGTAAGCACTCTGCATAATTGCCGATTCAATCCGTTGTTTCCCGCCCTGTGACAAACGTCCATCATCGGTCAAAATATTGGGCTTTTCGGACTCCGGGAGTGAATTTACAAATCCGCGAATAAAGTCCATCGAACCATCTAAGTTGATAGAACCGTCATTATTGATCTTCAGTAATGAAGCATCAGGCAAACGATCTACGTCACTGGTTGCACGCTCAGACGCACTGTACTGCGCCACATCGGCTTCATTTGCTAACTTGGTGAATTGCACACGGTCAGTATCTGTTAAGCGTGTACGGACTAATACAGGCCGATCAATCCCTGAAATATCCCAACCTTTTTCAGCAGCATACTTTTCAATATAAGCTCGATAGTTGTCTGCCTTGCCTGTTTCATATGCACGATTGATTGCCAGCGTACGACCATTGCCTGATTCAACAACATTGTCCACGCCGATAATTGGTGCACCGTCTGAAAGCTTTGCAGATTCTCCCAACCACTCAGGCTTTAAGTCATCTGCCATATTCTCAATCTGTTGGCGTGATGCTTCGCGGGTTCGGTCACGTGGTTGTAGATCGGCTGGGTAAAGTGGGTTTACTCCATAAGCCGCATCATTAGACGCAATCAACTCACCTAAAGATTTAACCTCGTATGCAAAGTCATAACTTGAACCATCCATGCCCATTGCAGTACTTGTACCATTACCACCATAACGAGAGCTTAAGCTATTCCATTTATTACGCCATTTTCCAATGGCTTCACCTACCGTTAGCCCTTTCATGCCGTTGTTATTTACAATTGCATTTGCATTTTTTGAATCGTACTGACGCACAACGTCTATCAGCTTTGCATTTGGATCAGATTTTAATACGGTAGATGCTCCACCCGCACCAAGTAAATGACCTAAATATTGCTCATGTGCTACAGGTTCACGGCCTAAGCTTTTGCGCATAGATGCATTAGCATTTTTTATATGCTTCAACCCCATTCGAATCTGCTCATCAACATTATTTCGATCACCACCGCCCTGACCTTTCCACGTCTTGTCGATGACCTGAAACAATCCATGAGCTGAAGATGTAGGATTTTTAGCTGTATGACTAAATGAGCCACCAGTTTCTATATGACTAATGGTTAGCGCTACAGATGGATCCACTCCCTCTTGTTGGGCTTTGCGGGCAATAGTCTTAGCGTTACTTGGTAAAGCCATAGAATCATAATTAACAGGCTTTTGCTTTTCCTCACCCTTAACGCTGTGCTGTACGTTGACTGGTCGACCTAAACGCAAATTGGTTTGCGCCTCATCCATATTCTTGAAATGATTATTGGTCTGCACTGGATTCGATGGCTTAACAGGTGAAGCTGCATTATCAAATTCAACCTCATTCGCAACCAAAGCAGATTGCACCTTCGTTGTGTCAGCTTCCACTTGCTCAGGTGTACGATTTAAATAATGACTTGCCCCACGTGCACCACCAAACATAAGCGTATTCAAAACCACATCGGTAGCAACTGATTCACCAGTGATTTCATACTTTTTGGCCTGTTTATCATAGCCCTCAGACTCAAGCACCTGACCGCTTGCGTATTGGCCCGCAGTTGATAATGCTGTTGCACCACCCACTGATAGAGCTGCGTCCTTAATAACGCCACCCGTGCCTTTAAAACCATAGCTTAAAGGAAGTACTGTGGATGCCGCTGCAACTCCACCATCGATCAGGGCTGCTGTAGTTGCGGTATCTTCATCAACACCTTTTTGAATTAAATCTTCACGGCTGTAATTCACCTCGGTTACACCAGTTGTCAGCGCTGCCCCCACTGGTCCAAGTGGAGCACCTGCCAAAACACGTGTACCCATATCAGAAATACCAAAAAGCATATTACCGACCAATCCTGAGTTCGGCGCATCTTGAAGTTCTTCAACTTGCATCACTAAAGCATCACGGCGGTCTTTGTTCTTTTCTTCATGTACATCTGAAAATGATTTTTCACGTACATCTAATGCCCCATCTAGGCCGCCATTTCGCACATCATCAATGGAGTACTGCAAATGATCAGCAACACGCTCAAAAGGTTTCTTAGCCGTGTCATAGACCTTGACCGCACCCGCAGCCACACCACGAGGAATAGCAGTTGCAGCACCATCAAATAAGCCTACTTCTTTTTTAGGTTGCTTTGGTGCTTTACCCAAACCGCCTGCATTCATTTGATTGATAGATTGCTGTTCGCTATCATCGATTTCACTGAGCCAGTTCATTATTTAGTCGCTCCATTAATCATGATTCGCCAATTAACACCATCAATCTGCAACGGGTTTCCACGCTCATTAAGTAAATCGTATTGAATTTCACCCTTTTTGCTACGCACTGGTGATTGTCGTAAACGTAAGGTTTTAAGCTCTGCCTCGGTCATGCCTGTGTGCTTGGCCAATGATGCATAACCAGCATCGAGACGACTTTCAAAAGCGTCATCGGTCATTCCGTAAGGCATAGCTACTTTCCAATCCTCTAGCTTTCCACCCATATAATTTTTAAGTGTTCCTGACTGTTGATGAACACCGCCTGTTGCAAAACTTAAAGCAAATTTCAGCACCTCTTTATTCGGCAGCTCGTCTGCTTTGTCATGCTGTAAATTTCGTGCCTCCATGGTATCGGCATACACTGCACGGAATACGTTATAAGCATTATTAGCACTCGTACCTGATACGGTATTGCCCACATAGTTGTTAAATGCTGATTTTAAGTCTGCATCCTTAGGCATGATGAGCTGTTTGTTTTTTAGAATTTGTGTGCCGTTGACGATGGAGGTTGAAAGCTTACGTCCCTCAGTACTTTGAAATTTATTCATATCAGCAAGGCCAGCAGCTACATAGTTTTGATCCCCTGAACCTAACTGACCCAACACCGAACCCCAAATGCTTGCGCCTCTTGGATGTCCTTTGGATTTAGAGATTAGACCACTAATAAAATTAAGCTTTTCATTGACCCCCATACCATCAAAGGCTTTCTTTGCTTCGGGCAAATCTTCCTCAGAAATGGGCTTTAAAGTGATATTGGCATCTTTTAAAGATAACTGACTAATACCGTTATCCACCGCACCATCAATCCATTCACTAGGATTCGTTTTAAGCGTGTTCCCACCTAAGCTATGCACTTGCAAGCCCGCTTCACGAACAACCTGATTAGGGTTGGTTTTAGCCGTCTGTAGCTTGGATTTATAAATATCCTCATAGGCATTCAAAATCTTCTCTTCATCTGCAGCATTAGCAGATGGTGTATTTTTCATTTTGGCTTTTTGTTCGTTAATCAATCTTTGCTGTTCAGATGTAGATTTATTGGCAAAACGCTGAAAATTTACTGACTGCTGTTGAAGAAATTTAAACTCAGTTTCGCTTTCCGTTCCCGCTACAGCCTTACTCACATTACTCTCATATTCTGAATCTTGAGCACGGCCTGTTAGTACGTTGGCTTTATAGTCATTCAAAAGCTTGGTTGCTTCTGAATTGCGCTTGTTTTCTTCAACTCGTACTTGGGTATCAATTGCATCAATACGGCTTAAAACCTGATTTTTCTTTTGCTGTAATGTCTGACCATCGGTATAACCAAAGCCACCGTTATCCATTTTGGTAATCAACTGGTGCAATGAATTGGTATCTTTATTCTCTACAGCACTGGAAATAGCACCCTCAATTTCGAGAATGTCTTGACCTGATTCAAAGGCATTTACCCGTGCTTGTACATCCGCTGCAGGTAGATTCAAACTTGCGAGATTGGTTTCTAAATATGCACGTCCTTGCTTACGGTCATAACGTGAAGCTATGTCACCGTAGCGATCTGCTAGAACAACACCCTTTTGCAGGTCGGCACGAAGTTGCAACGGCAATAAACCTGAAGCCTGACGGTTCACATTGTCACGCCAATAATTGTTTAAATCTGGACGCGCAAACTCAGGGAGTTCCGATTCAATTTGCTTGTATCGATCTTCTGACCATTTGTTTAAAGCATCTTGCCCAGCCTTGGCATTGTAATCACCATTAGATACACCGTTTTTCACAAGCGTAACTTGCTCATTCATTTCAGTGGTCATGATGTCATCAAGCTTAACTTTCGCTTCTTGCTTGGCTAAGTCGTTGTTGAACAGCTCGAGGCGTTTGGCACTGAGCTCAGCCTCTTGTTTTTGCTTATCGATTTCCTGAGCTGCACCATGTACAGAACTTCCAAGATTACCAATTGCAGAACCAAGCTGATCTAAGTTGTTTTGAGGTACAGCAATACGTTGAACTTCTGGCATTGCTTTACCAAAATTACCCATCGGGATTCTTGGCATTATTTCCACCCCCCACTTGTCGAACCTTGCGTTTTATTTGTCTGCTGGGTAAGAGCACTGTAGCCACTAGCACCCGCAGAAACGGTATTTAAAACACCTGTAGCGGCTGCCGTATTCGCATTGTTTTTAAATTGGCTGGCTTGTGCTTTCAATCGCTGTGAGGAGTTATAGCCTGTAACTTCAGCCATATTTGCATCGTAATTTGCTGCCTGTTCAATTTCATCATTGATCACAAGTGCAGTGCCTTCATTCACATCCAGTCCATTCTGAGCCAAAGCAGCACGTGCAGCGGATTGGGTTTTTTCTTTCTCCTTTCGGATGCGCTCTGCTTCCAAACGACCACGAGCTTTTTGCGCATCCGCATCCGCTTCGGCTTGTTCACCTGCAGCTTTGTTATTCTGATAACTCGAATAACCTGTAATTGCGGCACTTGCGACTGCTGCCGCAGCAGCGACATAAGCAACACTCATGCGATAAACTCCTTATGTGAGTAGCCGATACTCTCAAGAAATTCGTCAATTTCTTCCTCTGGAATTGTTATATCTTTTTCCAACTGGTCTACGTCTGTCTCATTAGTCGGATGAATCGTGAGCCACGAACTATCTTCATGAAAATAGCCAATACGTTTAGTCCCTGCCTTTGAAAGCATAATTTGACCTGCGTAGACATCCTTAATCCCATCTTCTGTGATTAAGGAAACCGCACCTTTAAGCAAAATATTAAAATGCTCGGTACTATGCATCTTACTAACCACTAAAGTACCTGCTTTGGCATCCATTTGTCGCATGTAAATATCTGGTCCAAAGTGATGAATTACTGGTGGCTTTACTTCATCAATATGGTTTTCACTAATACCTTTTAGCATCACATTTTGGATGCTCTTTACAACCTCGATGTAAGTTCGATGTTCACGGTTTTCCAAAATTCGCTTTAAGATATTTTCTTCTACTGGAATAACATCATTCATGCTTATAGCTCCATATCCAAAACAGTGCCGTATTGTGTAAAACCGAAATGCTCATAGAGTCGAATACAAGCACGAGATTCAACACCAGTCGTGGTACCGCACTGGATTCGGTTCACACCCATAGCAGCCGCCCAACCAATGAACGTTTGAGTGAGTACATAAGCTGCGCTTGTTTTGCGAAATTCAGGCTTTACATACATCACATCATCAAAGGCAATTTTGGTGTTATTGAACCAGTCACCACCGATACGCCCTGCAAAACCGCCCATGATTTCTAGATCTTGCTCAACGATGAAAATCACACCGCCGCCATTAATTAAATGAGTGAAATGCTCTGCTGCCTTATCGGCCATGTATGGACGATTATGATAGTTGGGCGCTTCTTTAATAAATTCTTGCCCCAATGCAACCAAAGCAGGCACATCGGGAAGCTTAGCTGTACGCACTCGCATGGTTATTTCTCGTTAATTGATAACTGCATAGTGATAGCTTGCAAGTGAAACGGCAGCGGTTTGTTGTGTGTTATTACTAAAGGGATTCTATGAAGATCCTCCCATGATCCACCTTCTTCCAAGTGATAGCCTGTATGCGGCTTTCGTGGTGCAAGTGGGTTATCGTCATAGGTGAAAATCTCAATCATTTCACCGTTGAGCTCGGGTGCAATGGTGTTGTTAAAAAAGAATGCTGTACGGTCGACCTTAGCTTTATGCAACATGCTAGACAGTGGTGCTTGATTCAATTCAGGTGGGAATAGCTCAACTTTGCAGTGAATCGGCTGACCGACTTTGATGCCTTCACCGTTTAGTTCATCACCCACAACTAAGTGTTCCCCATCCTCCTCAAAGTTGGTCTGATAAATAAAGTCATCCCCTTGGTGATATGCCACAACCTCATCAAGTAGATTAGGTTTTTCGACTTGTCCGCTATCCACGACCAATGTGCGTTCTGAGTCCACATAAGCACTAAAAGACACTTCCTCAAGACACGTGGTATCTGATCGCTTCACCAACATAAATGTACGGTCTGAACCAAGTTGTGTAGGGATAGAACACATGCTAATCACTTCACCGCTAAAGTCGTGCTGTGCCCATGCCAAAACCTCTTGATCACGGTTAAAAGTAATTGTGGCCACTTTGCCATCGCCTAATACAAGCCACACTAAACTTTCAGGTTCTTGCATGTAGGAGATTTCATTGACCCCGCCGTGCTGTTCTCCAATATGCGAAGAAAGGGAGCTGACTTCAGGTGATACCAAACCATCCACTTCATAGCGATAGGTTAAAGCCCGTACACGTTCACCACCACGCTGTACAAATAGCAGCTCATTGCCCACACGTTCAGGTCGGGTTACAGGATACGCACCGTATGCACTGTGTTCATTGATGTTTACTGTGGTAGGAGTTAATGCGCCGTCCGAGTCGATCATGTACTCACCACCTGAGGTTAAACACACTACCCCGCGCTGAGCTTCTAAGAATAAGATACTGTTTGATAGGCCAGATGCAGACACAATGCTGAATGCATCCCCATCTTCTGTAGTCTCGAGAAAATTACCATTGCCACCGACAGCACTAAACCACACCTTATTCGGTGCTTTTTTAGTGTTCGATAGAACTAAGCGCTGTTTAAAGAATGTGCAACATCTTGGATACCCATTCATAGCGTTAAATGCTGGCGGCAAAATTGCCCAAGAACGTTCAATTGCTGTGATGTCAGCATCTAATTTTTTAAGGATTTCTCCGTTTACATGATCGGCATTAATAAATTGAGTGATCTTAATAATCCCTCCATTCACTTCAATCAAATTGCCAATATCAGCAGCCGTGAATGTAGCCCCGACTTCACCAGTAACCTGTGCCCAATCTAGTTCACTTTCATTCGGTTGCTTGTCTGTATTGTCACGTAATGCCTGATAGTAATTACCAGCATAAATAACTACATCTGCTGCTAAATAAGCCTGTGTACTCACCCAGTTGTTATATGAGCTCAGTGTGAAAGATACCAGTGCACCAATGTCTTTACCTGAGGGCTTTCCTTTTCGGAATGGAAACCGTGCATTTTCAGAGTCGGTCGGCAAATGGGTGTAAACAAACTGATTTAACTGCCAGTTATCAAAGGCTGTATCACATAGCAGTCGATGTACAGGCACTTCACTATGCGTGAGATACATTTCATACCGGTATTGTACAAACTGGATGTCATGTATCTGTGTCTCTGTGTATGGAGAAACAATACTTTCAAGTACTTCTAGTGTTTTCGGATTAACAATCTCGACTAAATTCGGCTTAAAAACAATTAGAAATGCATTGTCTGAATTGACCACAAATGGAATGAGTCGTACTGCATTTAACTGTTCCGATAAAAACAGTGTGCCTGGTCTTTTACGCACACCACCTTCAACAAGTGGAATCACATTTTTTAAGGTCTTAACACCATTGCCATACTGTTGAATGTCTGTGCGTGTATACAGTGTTGGTGATAGCTCCCCAGCACTAAAGTTATTTTTAGTGATGACCTGTTTCATTAGTAGCGTACCCCTATCAAATGGGGCGTGTACTCTGCTGCAAAGTCTTGCGCAGGTCGTTCTTGACCATTGATAGCACGTGCTTGTTTCAGCATATTCTGTAGTTTCTGCCATGCGCTATCAGCTTCTGCATTGCTTCCCGTAATGGGCTTTGCCAGCTTGCTTACCAAATACAGCGCCATGCACTCAGAAAATAAAGAATCCCAAAGCTCTTCGTTATCTTCATCACGGACATAAACCAAGTTGATTAGATGTGTGTTGGCCAGAATGTGGCGACCTTCCATTTCGTATTCATGCTGGCCTGAATCGTATAGACGCAAAAAATCTTTAGGCAACGGGAATGCATTGCTGTATCCAAACGCAGGATGGGTGCTCACTGGTGCAAGCTGTGCACGTTTCTTGGCGAATGACCAAGGATGCATACGCAATAAACCACGGCGTGTAGAGTCATAAATCGAAGCACAACGCCGTGCGTTTTCTGTATTGTCCTCAAAGGATTGAATTGCTTTAGCACCAATCATGCTCAGCGCTTCATTGCAGATGGATATTGATGTTGTTGTCATAGAAAAAGCCCTCAAGTTTTAATGATCTTGAGGGCTTTTAAGAGTGGGTTTGTTGGGTGTTAGAGTTCGATTTAAATTGAATCAGACTGTTCTTTTAAGCGCTGTTTAAGTAAATAACCTTCAAGCAGCCAAATCTTTTCACGTGCATTTTGGTAGGCAACCTTTTTACCAATTTCAGCATCGAAATTTTCAGGGCTTGCACATGCCGACTCACCTGTAACAGTAAAGCCATTTTCTAAAGTCAAAATGCAAAAAGTTAAAGTTTGAAGTGGTTCGGGTGCATCAAAAATTTCAACACCATTATCACGCTTACAAACATCACGAGTTAAAATATATTCAACGCCTACAATTTTTGAATCAATGATCTCAGGGGTTAAGCGTGGCGCATTTAATCCTTTGTCTTGAATTTCTTTTTCAATTTGATGCTCTGTATTACTCATGGTCATTTTCTCATTCTAAGTTATTAAAAAAGACCTCACGCCCTGCTCGTAAAGCGTGAGGCCAAAGCTACGACTTATGCAGTAAAGTCAATTGCGACTACTTTTAATTCGTTTGCACGGCCTGCACCAAATGAATGGACGCCACCAACTTGTTTGATGTTTTTCTTGTCTGGACGAGTCGAAATATCAAACCCAGTAATTGGAGCATCACCAAAATGGACAGCTGATCCACAATAAGCCACTGTACGCAATTCACCTGCAGTAGCACCTTGGTTTAACTTTTCGTATGGAATCCAGTTGAAGCCCATCCATTTTCCACCTACACCACCTTCTTGCAGCATCTTACCCGCCATGTAGTCGGCCGAAGTTAAAGTGGTATCACCCAAAATATCTTCCAACATTGTTGATGTGTAGAGGATGTAAAGTGTCTCGCCGTTATGCTCATCAACTTCATTCTTACGAAAAAGCGATTTAGCTTTGGCAAGTTTTTCTTTCAATGTGCCGAACGCTGAAAGAATGATTTGACCTACTGGTAAATTAACCGTTGCAACAGATTTCACACCCGCATCATTGACCGTAGTGCGTGTTACACCACCAACCAAGGCTTGATAAATAATGTCATCAGTTTTACGGTTACGCGCACTGATTAAGTTCTTCATGTATTTATCATTTGGTGTTGCTTTAAGCTTAGGTAAATCACGATTTTCAATTGGAATGAAGCAGTCAAAATCAGACATTAAGGCAGTACGAACACCAGTATCTGGAATTTGCCAATTAGTGTCTCCGAAACGCTCACCAGAAGGCTGCATTTCAACTTGCCCCATATCATTAATGGTGAATGATTCACCCTCAATCGCTCCGCGATTTACCGAAGTCTTAAGCAAGCGTGATTCGTTTTGCATTGCAGCAACTTCATAAGTGTTATGAAACTGCTGTACAAACGCTGCTGTAATTTTATTTTGGTTCACTGTAGCCATTAGCTATACCCCTTATGTGTTTGCCTTTGCAAAGTGTTTTTCAACTTGGGCATATACGCGCTTGTGGTCAGGATGACGTTCATTCATGTATGCCTCTGATGCAATCAATGATTGAACATCTAATGCACCGCTTTGTTGGGTGTTAGCAGGGGGTGAATCTTCTTGGAGCTGTGAGCCGAAATAAGCCGCCATTTTCAAGACAAGTGGATTGTTACCAAACTCAGGGCTATTCACTTCTTCCGCTGTCAAAATGCCGTTCTGAATTGCATTGTTTGCAGCTGCTCGTGCAAATCCAAAATTAGCATCTGTTTCCCCACCCCACGTTTCTTTCATTGCTGTAATACACGCTTCATTGTCTAGTGCTGCATTACCTTCCATAAGGCTTGGAATAAGTTGGTTATACTCCTCAAGTAGAAAGCCTAAATGCTCACTACTTAGACCAGCTTCACGCGCACGCTCTAAGAACTCTTGGTTTTCAGGAATGGCTTTAAAATCGTCATAATTAAAGCCTTCTACATTGACCTCATAACCATCGATTGTTTCAGGTGCACCGATTTGCAGATTTTCTTGACCACCTTGATTTTGATCATCTGCAGCAGTGTTATTTTCTTGATGATGGTCTTGACCACCCATCATAGAGTTTTGATTTTGCTGCTCTTGATTCGTCTCAGCTTGGTTTGCTTGTTCAGTCATGTGTTATTCCTTTGATCAATAGTTGTTTGGATTAGTGCGTTTATTAAACTGTTCAACCCATTCGCTACTCTGGGTTTCTTCCTTATAGTTCGGATCGTTCGCACGATTGACTTGCTTAATAATGAATTCCACAACATTTCGTTCGCCTGCTCTAAAGCAAGACTCGCGCTCAGCGTCTTGACCACCGCGCACGTATGTTGATTTGCAGAAAAGTGATGTCAGATGCTCTAAAACTCGCACCCCATTTACATCTAGATCAAATAAATTACGGTAGGTTTCCGCTGTCACTGGACGGTAATAGCGCCGTTTGACCTGGATACCTGTTTCAACTTCAGGATCTTTAGACTCATCTTTTGGAAGTAACTTAGCTTTAGCTTCTTGTTCATCTCTAAGCTGCTGTTTGAGCATGTTTCGCTCTTGGTAGGATGACCAAAGCGCTACGCATGCAATCAATAAAAAAATGGCTAACACGGCGATAATTAAGATCATTGCATCACCTCAGTTGGCATCTGAGCCATTTGATTACCCATACCCTTTGCAATAGCATCACCAGCCTTATCCATCATTGCCGCCTGCTGTTGTGCCTGTGCTTGTTCTTCCTGTGCTTTTTGACGTGCTTGGCGTAGCTGTTGAACTTCATCAGCTGTACGCATAATGGTTTGAGGGACGCCGCGCCCTGTTCCTGTGAGCACCGCAACAGCATCAAAATCGACGTTATCGAGAATGGTTTGATCGACTTGAGCAATGCTTGAAAGACTCATAATGTATTGCTCAGTTGCGTAGACTTCTTCCATGCGCTGACTACGTGCCAGTGGTGACACAAACTTGAATGAAAGATTGCGACCCCAAAGTTCTTCAGGTGCATCACCTAAAGCGTTATCACGCAATGCCAGTCCGAAACAGCGATCTAAAATACTGCGTAGATACTCAGCTTGTAGACGACCATACATAGGTCCTAACAACTGGCGGATCATTTCAACACGGGTATTAATCTCTGTTGCCGTCATTTGACTGGTGCCGATTGGTGGCAATTGATCAGCCATGAGCTTGCGACGAATACCGCCTTGTAGACTGGTCAGAAGGTAATCTGCAATTTGGAAATTTGTTCCATCATCCAAGCGCTTCATAGAATCAACACTATTAGCAACAATAACTTTACGTGGACCAATGCGAACCGTATGAGGATTTAAGACGCCATCATCTTGTGCTATCCACAATCCACCGATTTGTAGATCAGCAGCACGTACAGTGTTTTTGACAAGTTCATTTGCTGTTTTGGCGTCAGGTAAAGCCAAAGACATTTGACCATTGCCATAAACAGAACCTGGCAATTTACGCAAACGTGGTACAGAACAAGGGAACTCGTGATACCCCGATTCTTTTAACATCTGCTTATTGCTGATATCGATGTGATACGAGGCAAAAGGCATAGCTTTATTGATCTGCCCTGCACCTGTTTGTTTACGTGGTTGAATGACGTGTAATAACTTGAACTTTGTGTCTGGACTCTCTGTTGCTACTGATACGACTGAGTGATGACAATTGCTCTCACCGTATGTATTCACCATGGTTTGAGCCGTCATTTCATGTTCACGATAAATCGTATCAATCAAGCCATCTGCGCGAGTTGAACCAATGAAGCACGAACCTATAGGCCATGATTCAAAGACATAACCGCCCTGCGCCACACGGTCAATATCGACATACATCACGCCCCAACCAGCCGTTACAACGTCTGTGAGCGTATCGAAGTTCTCGCTGTCAAAGTTTGATGCATGGATATTGCGCCACATAAATTGGCAGACATCCTCTAGCCAGCGTTCACCCTCTGTAAGCTCTGCAAGATCGTCAATGCCATCAGGTTGAGCTTTGAACCAAATAGAGTTCGCAGGTGTTACGCCGTTCATGATCATTGAAACAAGCACTTGAACCGAGTCTGCCGCTGTTGAATCGTACAGATCAGCACGTTCAGTCTCGCGCTGATTCTTCACATCTGAACCACTAAAGCTTTGTTGACGCTCAGGTGCTCCGTATCGGTAGCATTCTGCCCAATGTGATTCATGTAACGCACGCGCAGATTTAAGCTGACCTAAGCGAGCACAATAAATACGAGCGTCATTTTCCATTAGCCACCACCGCCTAGAGTTGTTTTGCTTTCAGTTTTGGAACCAAGAACACTTCGGCTGTCTGTATTTGCAGTACGTCGACCAGCACGTTTAGCATTTGCTTCAGCAGTCGCTTTTTCAGCAGCTTTAAGTGCATCACCCTCAGGATCTTGTTGAACGATTTTTGGTTTTCCGCACATGGTTAATCCTCCACTGACCAGCCTTTAGCGGTAAGTACAGGCTTTTTACGGACTGGTGTTACTGCTTGGGTTGTTGGTTGCTGTGTTTGACCGCCAGTAAGCTTGACGACTTGCTTACGTGCAGCAACAAGCTCAGCCGTTACGCCTTTTAGTTCTTCTTCTTTAATGGCAAGTTGTGCAGCAACAGCATCAAATTGCTCTAAAGAAATGAAACCCTCAGGTGCTTCAACTGTTGGATCTTGACCCTCTTGGGTTTCGCCTAAATCCTCACCGCTGAGGATTTCTGCAAGTACATCTTCTGCGGTTTGAGGCTTCTCTGGTGCTTCTTTAACAGCATCAGCTTTCCCCAGCACAGCATCCATTACTTCATCTGTTGAGGTCTGCGCCGTGGTCGTTGTTTCTTTTTTTGCACCTGGTGTTTGTGTCTTGCGTGGTGTAGTAGCCATAAAAAAGCCCCATCATTGGTTGATAGGGCTAATGTGCGGGGTTTCGTGTATCGGTTTGTTGGGTGATTTACTCAAAATTATACATGCGTCTCAACGCTTCAGATATCCCCATATTCATTGGCATCCAAACTTTGGTTACATGCGCATCAAGACTCCTAATTTCATGCATTTTAGATTGATAAATCACTTGGTTTTGTTCAACTTTATCTAAAATTTCTTCCATTAAAGATATATCTTTTGTTGTGGCAATCTTCTTTAAATATTCTCTATTTTCCTGCATCTTTTCTTTAATGATATCCCACGCTGATTGTATTGAAGATTCTCTCCAACACTTAATCATATCTTCTATAACATCAAAACTTTCAGGGTGATTTTCCTTTGTATCTATTGAAAGAGCTAGGAGTCGTGAGCTTAGATCATTAGTAGCATCTTGCAACTCCATTAAAGTCTTAGAATGATCGCCTATTCTTATTTTTAATCTTAACCTAAGCTCGAATAGCCTCTCATTATTCAACTTATCCATTTGTGCAATTGATATTTTGGTCTGATCTAACGATAAATTAGTCTGATTGTTGGATATTTTTATTTGTTTGAGTACATACCAAATAGCAACCGCAGCAATCACAATCTGAATCTGCCCTGAGTTACCCTCAGCCCATGTCGAAAAATTAACAAAATACTCAAACATATATTTATGCAGCCTAGATCTAAATTTAATTATATTAAAAAAGCTCAGTTGTTCTAAACTGAGCTAAACTTATGACAAATTTCATAAACTAATTTTTGTAACAACATCTGAAGCTAGACCCAGTAATAAAATACCAGTTTGAGCTGCAAAAGGACCAATTGTAATGCACGCTGAAATTGCATCAATTACATCTTTAAAACTTGGTCTGTCCCGATAAAACTGCTGTACATCTTTATTAAAAAATGCTTCTGAGTAAAAATCAGTAACAGCTTCTTTTAAAAACTCTTCACCCATAATTGAAAAATTTTCTAATGAATATATTAATTTATCTATTTCTTTCAATAGGATTTTTTTTAATTCGTATGTTAACGTATCATCAAAAAGAATTGAATTTCGTTCCTCAATTAACGTACTAAGAAACTCCTTAATTTTTGCTTCATCTAATTTAGATTGTACTGTATAGCCATGGTTCCAGTTTCGGACACTCTTTCGAATAATAGTGAAAGTATGATTGTGTATTTGATCAATGTTACTTACAAAACTTCCATACAAACTAAGACCGCTAATTACTTCACTTACCCAATCACTCTCATGCTCCTCACCATCAATTTCATTTTCTAATTTAAAATCAGCGTCAAGTTTTAAAGCAATATTTGTTAGCTCATTCATTCTTCTTAGCAATGGAATATTTTCTTTTATACCCGTAACTTTTGCCCAACCTGCTTGGGCAGATATATTACCAGGAGAGGTTAATCTATATTCCTTAGCAATATTCAAATTGGTTAAGAGTACGTCTATTTGATTCATGAAATGGAATACCTTTTTAAATTATTAAAAGCTTTATACTCAAAAAATCATCAACATACAAACGTATTGGATTTTTTAGCTGTTATCCAACTGCTCAATAACACCGTCCAACTCGTCCCAATCATCAAACATATCCAACTGCCCGATCTTGTACTTGTACGTTGCCCACTCTCCATCACGTGGAAAGCGCTGAATACCTGTCTCTGAACGCCAAAGCTCAATCAGTGCATCCCCATTGTCATAGTTCGGAATACCGCCTCTAGCCCATTCTGAGACGGTAGAAGCGCTAGACACTGGCAACACGTCTGCAATCTTCTCGTGTGTCCATTTCAAACGGCCTAAATCCAAGATCATTCGGTTGAAGTCTGGACGCTTATATCCACGGCGTTTGACTAGAAATTCTTTGACCTTCTTTTTCGTACGCTGATTGATGAAACGCGTGCGCGCGCGAGGAGACTGTGCAAACACTATAGAATCAACAACTAAATCACTCATTTTTGAAGCTCCAAAACTATAATTTTTATAAGACCGCCTTTGATGACTTCACCGCGCTTTACGCTTAATTCATCGAATTGTTCGTCGTCTACGCACAAGCCGCATTTCACTAGGCTATCGATGGTCGCTTTTAAGAAATTGTCGATGTCACGGCGTTGTTTATTGGGAAAGTGAAAAGTCACATCTAGTTTTAGACGTGCCATGGTGTTTAATTGAGGGATAGTCATAGCGACGAGGTCATGAAAATCACGACCACGGTCACTAACTTTGCATGTACGTCCAGTACCCACCCAATAATTGTTTACCGATGGTGGTGTAGATGGAATTTCACACTTTAAAATTACTTTTCCCTCTCCTTTCGTATTTGGCTCTGTAATCGCGTCTAAGACTTGTTTGTTTGCTTCACGTACCTTTGCATCATTTTCGGTTTTAAATCGCAACAAGGCTTGATTTTTTCGCTTTTCATGGCGTTTTAAATGAAGTTCTAGCTCTCTTTCGCTCATTCTCATGATTAAGCCCCGATTTCAGTTAATTTATTCAGGAATGCATGACTGGCCTTACCAACGTACTGACACCATCCCCAGCCCTCACGCCAAAACATCCAAAGTCCTTTTTCGTTTTTCCAAACTGTGCCGTCTGCTTCGTAGTGAGTTGCCCCTACAGGTTTGCTTTGAGAGTTCATAGGCTTGCCCCTAGATCAACCACAAAACCAAGCTCATGCAGATATGGACCATAGGTATCTGCGTATTCAGGTTTACGGATGTTTGAGCTAATCCGGGTTTCGAATGCTTTTTGAGATTCACCGACGTTTGAGTGCTTTGATTTGAAGCTTTGGTAATTGCACAGCTCTGAAACGAAGTAATTCAGTTGTGCATCTGACAAGCCTTTGCTTTTCGGTTTTGAAGATTTCGCTTTGGTCGTTGAAAGTTTTTGAATACGGTAAATCCAATAATTCATCCAACCTTGCGCCGTGGTTTTTTCTCGACTGGTAGACCACTGTGCAAAGTTTTTTAACTCACTCAGAATTTTTGAATCATCAAGTTTTGGATTGATCCGTTTTGCTTGGTCAGCAAGATCAGTTTGAATCGTGTAGACACCTGCAAGCTCTCTCAAGCTGTACAGATTTTTATTGTCCTCGTGGTATTCGACAGAATCGTTAAAGATTTCTGTTTCTGAGTTATCCACAGAGGAAGTTCTTTTTTTAAATTCTAAAGAATCTAAAGGAATATCTATTGATGCACCACTACCTGAAGCGCTGGCGCTTTCGTTACTGATGGGCTGGCGCTTCACTAATTGAAGCGCTTCACTAATTGAAGCGCTTTCATTACTAAAGCGCAGTGCTTTAATTTCTAAAGCACTGAACTGCTCAAAATACTCAACCAGTGATACTTCATTAATTCTATATTTATTGCCAATCCGATTATTTTTCTCAATAACAGTTACTACTTCAAACCAAATTAGTTCCTTTAATCCAGATGAGACTGTAGCGGAACTGAGCTTGTTAGAGCCTTTTAGCTCCCCACCTTGGATTTGTCTGTGACTTATGTGGTCAGTTTCCTTTAACTGTCCATTGATCCAGTTTTCAAGCTGCTCATATACATTTCTAGCCGCATCACTTAGAAACGGCCAGACCTCCTTTCGGTACAATCGGCTAGACATTACATAGCCTTGTACAAACTTATCGCTATACATGCTTTTTCCAGCCTCTTGCTTTGGCTGTGGTGGCTTTTGAAATGGAATAACTTGTGCAGTATTCATATCTTCACAGCCCCCACTCTTCGTGTTAAATTCAACATCGGTTTCCAACCTCGTTTACTTTTCGGAGTGAACGGCAAGAAAGTCCAATTGTTCGAGCAATTGGGCTTTTTTTTGTGCCTGTGGTTTTGGTGTGACATCGATAAAGCGTGGAGGGGCTTGAAGTTCAAAAGATGTGTCTACGGTATCTGTGGTCAGACGCATGAGTGATGCGAGATTATTTAAGCGTTCCCGAATTGCAGAGATATTCGATATGCCTAAACCCCTTAAATGCTCAGATAAGGTTTTGTTTTCAGACTTAGCGATAGCTTCTAAATTACGCTTTTCTTCATGCGTGCATTTAAAAGTGATGCTCTCGGTGAGTTTTTCAGACATGGACTCACCGTTACGCTGCTGGATGAATGATTTGTTCATGCAACTTCTTCAAACCTTCTGCTATGTCATGCGAGATGCGCTTGCCCTTCTTACCTGTTTTAAGGTCGCTAATGTAGTTCTGAGAACATGGAACTCGTTTAGCAATTTCCATTTGCGTCATATTTCCTTTTTTCTTGTCTTGAAGATCACTAATTAATTGGCTCCAGTTAGTCATAGCCATAACCTTTAAAATATCGTAGTTCTGATAATTTATCTTTATTGCGATATTTAATCAACAAAAATCAACCGCCATTGCGATATTGTTTTGCATCACAATAGCGATAAATAAAAAGAGGTCATCTTTATGTCGGTAGGAAATCGCATACGAGCATTGCGTAGATCACTAGGAATGTCGCAGCCTGCATTAGCTAAAAAAGCTAGCGTTGGTCAATCTACGATTTCAGATTTAGAGAATGATAAAAAAAGCACTTCTGCTGCAAATATGCAGGCAATTGCATCTGCATTAGGCACGAATCCCCAATATTTACTTTTGGGTGAAGATGCTCTGCCTATTCTAGATAAAGTGGGCAAAAACTCAGAAACGAGTGAAGATGAAATAGAAATTAAGTTTTATGATGAACTTCCAATATCTTGTGGGTTTGGTTCATTTGGTGAAGTGCTTGAAAGAGATGCCAAAACACTTAAAGTCAAAAAACAGCCTCTATTAGAACGCAATATTAGTAGAAGTAATTGCGCTGCATTCCCTGCAAGCGGCCATTCAATGCTTCCAACAATAAAAGATAAAGACATTGTCTATGTGGATCTAGGTCGAACTCAAATTAAAGATGGGAAAGTATTTGCTATCTGTCATGGTGGTCTATTTAAGTTTAAAAGACTTTACCAGTTACCTTTAGGCGGTGTCCGAATTGTGAGTGACAATACCGTTGAATACCCAGAAGAACGATTAACAGCACAAGAAATCATAGACCAGCAGTTTGAAGTTATCGGTTGGGCATGGTCTTGGCAATCCATGGAGAGTTGGTAGTGAACAAAAAAACATTATTCGCCCTTATATTTTCTGCATTGTTTGCGGGCTGTGCGACTACAGGGAATTTTGAGAAAAGAATGGAAGCCAAAAAAGGTTTATCAAAAGAACAACTTATTGATGAAATGGGTATACCAGCCAAAGAATATAAATCCGAATCTTTTGAGATTTTAGAATATTACCAGAGTGACACAATTACATTGCCGAGAAACAGTGTTTCAACGGTATCAGGCAATACTGTTTACACCAATACTACTGGTGGTTCTTATGGAGTTGATTGCAAACTCGAATTTAAACTAATTAATGGATTTGTAACCAACTACAGATATACAGGTGCACTTTGTAAGTCTTACTAGTAAAAAAACTGCGAACCCGACGCAGTCCTTTAGTACAGATCGGGTGGAGGAAAATATGGCTTTTTATACAGTTACATATGACTTAAATAAGAAGAAAGATTATGCGAAGTTTCAAGAAGGGATTGTAAAAGTATCGAGCAACCGCTATGTAAAATGTACGTTATCTCAATATGTTATTCAATCCTCTTTGACTGCAACGCAGATTCGAATGGCTTTACACGGTTTTGCCGACAATGACGACTCCATACTTGTTTTGAAGTTAGATATTAGAGAATGGTCATATGTAAATTTGCCAGAGACTGTTCCTAATTGGTTGCAGAAAGCTACGAATGTTGGGAACTAGGCATATCACCAACAACGCCTATGCCTTTGTCAAAGTTTTCCTGATCTTTGAGTATGTAGTCTAAGTTGGTTTGGTTCGCCTCCACTTGAGTATCTTCAAGCAATGTGAACCGACAACCCATAATGCTTACATAAGAGCCTTTTGGGATAATCGCAATTTCTTTTTTTTCACTCATAACAAACTCCACCCAACCCACCACTACGGTGGGTTTTATTTTATCTATTAAATCATATTTATCTTTTTTGCGATATTTATAATTATCTCTATTGACATAAAACTATCGTTAATGCGATATTTGTCTCGTACCCACAAAAAAGCCCGCAGGGACTGGAAATCTAGCGAGCTTACTCAAAGAGCGAGATAAGTATGAAACAAACAGCATCCCATAGTCAAACACCGACTTTCGTTAAAAACGAAAGCAATACAAAGCCTGTGCTTTACCAGCACCCCACTCCTGCAGAAATGCGTACCCCTCGTTTAGCCATTATCAAGGCGAATGCTATTGAAGCTTTCATCTTCTTTGTGCTTGTCCTCTTAGGTTGGTTGGGTATTTCACTATTTGTTTCATTGGTTTTTGGAGGCTGAGCTCATGGATTTAAGAGATCAATTTGCAATGGCAGCCTTACAAGGCCTACTTGCAAACCTTGGAATGAAAACAGGTAACGCGGACTTTGTAATTGCTGAAGCTACATACCGATTTGCTGATGCAATGATTGCAGAGCGTGAAAAGGATGATGTCGAAACTAAAGACAAAATCAAGCAGATGCTAGTTGATGCAATTAATGAAAAGCATCCTGGTTTAATGCCTAGCACCGCTTGTACAGCAGAACACTTAATTTTCAAACTCACAACTGGCAAGCCGTTTTAAGGAGCTAATCAGATGAATGCATTTGTAGACTTACCGACTGCATCACTCATTGAAAAAATGAGCAATGAGGAATACCACTCACGCCCTGAGTTTAGCTCTAGCCAGTTAAAAGACATGCTGCGTTCTAGTGCTCACTTCTACTCAAACAACATTGCGAAAGAAGTTGAACGCGAAACTAAAACAGCTATGAGCTTTGGAACACTGGCACACACCCTGTTTTTAGAGCCTGAACAGTTTGAACATGAGTTCATCATCGCGCCTAAGTTTGACCGTCGTACAAAGGTTGGTAAAGAAGAGGCTTTAGCTTGGGAACAGGCCAATCAAGGCAAAATTTTAGTTGATGCTGAACAGGTTGAAGGTGCAAAACGTATTGTGGCCAACCTACAGAAACTCAGTTCTTATGCAGACATGCAGAACAACTACGGTATGCCTGAAGCAAGCATATTCTTTACCGATCCAATCTATGGCTTAGAACTTCGTATTCGTCCTGATTGGCACATTGCACCCTGTAAGGCTTTTCCAAATGGCTTGATCTTGGATTTAAAGACTACAACCGATGCACGTGCACATGCTTTCTCTAAAAAGTGTTCTGACTTTGGTTATGACCTTTCTGCAGTTATGTACCGTGAAGGCTTCCAGCAGTACTACCAAACAGAAGATAAACCGCCTTTTATCCTGTTAGTTGCTGAAAGTTCAATTCCGCATAACGTCAAGCAGTACAAGGCAGCAGACCTATTTTTAAGTGTTGGTGAGTCTCGATACAACAAATCAAAAGAATTACTGGCTGAGTCTCTTCTTATCAATGAATGGGACGGCTACTCACTCGAAATGGAAGATTTATTCCTCCCGCAATACATGACTAAACAAGCTTTAGAAAACGATTTTAACTAATTAGGAATTTTAAAAATGACTGCTCAAACTCAAATGTCGAACTCAAACCAATCAGTTGGCCTTTTAAACCTTGAGGCTTTTGAACTGTCTCAACGTATTGCAAAAATGCTGTCCAGCTCAACACTGGTGCCGGAACAGTACCGCGCAACAATTCAAAAGAAAGCTGGTAAAGATGAATATGGCAACCAGTTATGGCGCGAAGAACCAAACCCAAATGGTTTATCTAACTGTGTAATCGCTCTAAATATGTCTAATCGCATGGGTGCTGATCCACTCATGGTTATGCAAAACCTTTATCTGGTGAATGGTCGCCCATCTTGGTCATCTCAGTTCATTATGGCTGGTATTAATAGCAGCGGACGTTTCTCTGCCCTTCGTTTTGAATTGGAAGATTTGGGCGAAAAAGAAGTTGAATGCGTGGAAACTGTTTGGGAAAACCGCAAACCAAAGAAAATATCTAAAACTGTCAAAATTCATGATTTTAGCTGTGTAGCCTGGGCTATCGAACGTGAAACTGGTGAACGCTTAGAGTCATCAAAAATCACAATTGAGATGGCTGTTAAGGAGGGTTGGTACACCAAAGAAGGTAGCAAATGGCAAACAATGTCAGAGCAAATGCTTCGCTACCGTGCTGCTTCATTCTTTGGCCGTGTCTATGCACCTGAATTGCTGATGGGTTTGCGCTCAGCTGAGGAAGAACAGGACCGCATTATTGATGTAACACCAGAAGCGGAATCAAAAGTAATTAATGCATCTGACTTTAAGCACATTAAAGGATTAATTTTAAAAGCTAAGTCGTTGGATAGCCTAGAAGAACTGGAAAGCAGCATTTATGCCTTATCTGATGAATCAGAACGCAATGAATTGATCAAGCTATGGAAAGCCAATGCTGATAAATACAAAGTTACTGATGTTGATGTTCCTGCAAAAAAGCCTGAGCCTGAAAAGGAAGAAGCACCACCAGTAGACGAACCGGCACAAGAGAAAAAACCACGCGCACAAACTAGAAAAGCTGTAATTACGGAAGAGGATGAAAAGTATCAGACACTGCTCGCAGATCTTATCGAACGCTCTAAAGTAGCAAAGACAGCAAATGAGGTTAGTGCATTAGTTAAATATACAAATGCTTGGTCTGCCGAACAGCGTGCCCCGCTTCATGAGGCAATAGCTAAACGTCTAGCAGAATTTAAAACAAATGAGCCTGAACCAACTCAATCGGAAGAAAACTTAAGTGTTAGCGAATTGCAAAGACTGCAAAAAGAAGCTGAAAAATTAGTTGCTCAAAAAAAAGAAGCTCAACAAGCTCCAGCAGTAAACGAGATTAAGTCAGATCAGATCATTGGCGGTTTAAAAATCCAAATCGGTAATGCACAAAATATTACTGAACTGGAAGCTGTTGCAAAGACCATTCGAGACAATAAGCCGAACCTTACACCCGATCACATGAACGATGTGCTTAACGTTTATGCAGCACGTAAACAGTTTTTAGAAAATCAACTATCCATGTTTGATACAGACGATACCCCTTGGGTAGATAAAGCGATTGCTGAAATTGAAGCTGCTAAAAACCAAGATGAAATTAACAACATCTTTATTGATCCAATGTATGAGGAACAGTCTGATCCTGACCAGCAACGCATTACTAATGCTGCGCAAAAACGCGAATCAGAGCTTTTCGGTAATTAATCAGATAAGGCCGTACTTAGTGCGGCCAATTAGGTGGTGAAAATGATTGAATGGATTGATTACACGAAACAATCACCTCGCATTGATGGTCGTTATCAAATCTTTATTGCGAGTGAACAGCTAACTGCTGAATATAAACACCCTTTTGGCTTTGCTTGCCCAATTGATGGCTGCGCTTTTGTTCAAGAGTTAATTACACACTGGGCGTTATTACCAGAGCCACCCAAAGGGGAATCATGATGGGAGCTTTAAAATACACAATCACTATTGAGTCAGATTCCCCACCACAAGTTATGCTTGGACAAAACATCGGTGGTGGCATTGTCAAAGAACTGAAAGAAGTTGAGATGGAATTAGTATCTGCTGCTAAATTAGCGGAAAAATATAATCTATCAACGACAACTATCCGTGAGCGCCTTGCATCTATTAATCAAGGCACACAAGGCAAATGCTTGTACAACCCTCGCCTAGCACACGGCATACTCACAACAAAAAATAAAAGAGGCAGACCGAGAGCTAATTAGCTCTCGCTGTCATTAAACATTTCAACTAGGTCCTGAGCGTCTGGATTGTAGTAAGTGTTAATTAATATCCCAATCGTTTTATGCCCGGTGATCTTTGCTAAAACCTCAACTGGTAATTTCCGAACCTTAACCATTCTTGTGATTGCTTCATGTCGTGAATCGTGGAAATTGATGTGAGGTAGATTCGCTCTTTTTTTAGCCCTCACCCAAGTTGCACAACATATATCCTTGTCGATCGGTACCAGAACATTGCTATCCAAAGGTAATAATGAAAGCAGGCGCTTTGCTTCTTTCGATAACGGTACGTTTCGAGACTCGCCATTTTTAGTCATTGGCAGATGTACAAAACCATCTCTCAAGTCGGACCTACGCATTGCCAGTATTTCGCCTTGTCGCATTGCTGTTTCAAGCGCAAATAGAAATGCCCATGCTACATAGTGCTTTGACTTCTCAGGTGTAGATACACCATCCCAATCCAGCGCTTTAAGCAATACTTCTTGCTGTTCAGGCATAATCCGCTGATTTCGTGATTTTTCCTTACTTGGCATCGGCACAGTTTGCCAAACATTCGACTCAATTAAAAAAAGCTCTTTCAAGGCATAAGTGAAAACAGCCGAATAGATAGCATGCTCATTTCTTAAAGTTGATACTTTGACTTCTTTTTTTCGTTTATTTCGCCACTCAACAATATCGCTGGGTTTAAAATCATAGATAGACTTATCGGCAACATTGGGTGCAATGCGATCAAGGTTTTTAATCTTGAGCATAATTGTTCTAGCAGATCGCATGTGTCTGCCATGCTCTTGATAGTACTTATCGCATAATTGCCGAAATGGGTATGCTGGCTTTATTCCTTGTTCTAAATCAGCCTTACCTGTTTTAAGCTCCAGCAGTTTAATTGATGCCCAGTGCTCGCATTCTTTTGCAGTATCTCTGGTCACTGAGTATCGCTGCTTATCAAAAGTAACAGTGATACGCCAAGTTGACCCACGTTGTATTGGTTTCGGAAGCTTCAT